GTTGTATGTCACCACCGCGGGCTCAGCGGCGAACCTGTCGGAGTTGTCGGCCCGGTACATCTACGGTGATGAGGTGGATCGCTGGGTGGTGGACGTGGGCGAGGAGGGCGACCCGATTGAGCTGGCTGAAACCCGGGGCAGTACGTTTGGCCGTAACGCCAAGTTTTACTTTTCCAGCTCGCCGACGATCCGGGGCGCCTCGCGCATTGCCGATTTGTTCGAGACCAGCGACCAGCGTTTTTACTACGTGCCGTGCCCGAATTGCGGGCACATGCAAGTCCTGGAATGGGAACGCCTGCATTACTCGACAGATTGCCAACGGGCGCACTATGAGTGCGCCGGGCCTGACTGTGACGTGCTGATCGAAGAACATCACAAGGGTGAGATGTTGGCCAAGGGCGAGTGGCGCGCCCATGCCCAGGGCGATGGTGAAACCGTCGGCTTCAATCTCAATGCGTTGTACTCGCCGCCCGGCTGGACTGGTTGGGCCGCGCTGGCCAAGCAGTTCGAGAAGGCCAAGACCGCCATGTCCCGCGGCGATCTGGAACCCATGCAGGTGTTCTACAACACCCGTCTGGCCAAGGTCTGGGACAGCGCCCAAGAGCAGACCAAAGCGGATGTGCTGATGGCTCGGGCCCGCCTGGAAACCTATGGTTTGGGTTCGATGCTGTTCGCCGTGCTGATGCTCACGGCCTCGGTCGATGTTCAAGCTAACCGGCTGGAGTTCATGGTGGTGGGCTGGGGCGCCGGCATGGAGCGCTGGATCATCGACTATCAGGTGATCTGGGGCGACCCTTCCGATGAACGCACCTGGTCAGTGCTCGATGACAAACTCAAGGCGCGTTATCCGCACCCGTGTGGTGCGGAATTAACGATTCGCGCGGCCGGCATCGACTCCGGTGGCAACCACACCGACGAGGTGTACCAGTTCTGCCGGCTGCGGCGCTGGCGCAACATCTTCGCCGTCAAGGGCGCGAGCAAGTCCGGTCGGCCGGTGATTGCGCAGCGGCCATCGATGATGGATGTCACCTGGAAAGGCTTGACCGAGCGCAAAGGTGTCGAGCTGTGGTTCATCGGTACCGACACGGCCAAGGACTGGATTTACAACCGCTATCCGGTGGAGGACGGTCCCGGCGCGCTGCACTTTGCCAACGACCTGCCGGATGATTTCTTCGCCCAGTGCGTCGCTGAGCGCAAGGTGACTCGGTACATCAAAGGCTACAAAAAAATCGAATGGGTCAAGGGCAAGGCGGAGCGCAACGAAGCCCTCGACTTGATGGTGTACAGCCTGGCGATGGCGCATTACCTGGGCCTGAATCGCTACAAGGAACACGACTGGGAACGGGTGAGAAGCGCCCTGATGCAGGCGGTGCCTCCGGGTGAAAAAGCTATTGCAGTCGAACGCGTCCGCGCTCCGGTGTCATCTCCGCAGCAACCGGCGGACCCCGTGCCACCACCTGCTAAGCCGGTAATAGCACCGCTGCCGATTGCACGGCCGCCACAGCGTCGAAGCTCCAGCAGCGGCTACCTCAAAAAAAGACGCTGAATGAAATCGCGGCATTGTCCTCCACGTTGTCTTTTTTTTTAGAGCGATCCCCATGGCCTTTACCCAGCAGCAACTCGATGCGGTCGAGAAGGCAATTGCGCGCGGCGAGAAAATCGTGCGCTACGCCGATCGCAACGTCGAGTACCGCGACATCGACGAATTGCTCAGAGCACGCGACGAAATTCGTAGCTCGTTGATCGCGGCGGCCGGACCTCGTTCGCGCATCGTGCGGCTTTACCATGGAGGCAAGGGACTGTAATGGCTCGTCACTTTCCCACCTTGGGCCGCAGCGGATTCTTGATTCCGTCGAACATCAAGGCCAGCTATGAAGGTGCGGCCGAAGGGCGCCGTTCCGCTAGCTGGGATGCGCCCGACGCCGGCTTCAACAGTATTGCCATTCCGGCGTTACGAAATCTCCGCTCGCGTTCCCGCGCAGCAGTGCGCAACGACCCGTACGCCTTCAACATTATCGACAAGCGGGTCAGCAACCTGATCGGCACCGGCATCACGCCGCGGCCGAAAACCCAGGATGACGAGCTTCGGCATCTGCTGCAGGAACTCTGGGCCGACTGGACCGAAGAGTCCGACGCCGATGGCCTGACCGACTTCTACGGACAGCAGGCGTTGATTGCCCGGACGGTGGAAACGGCTGGCGAATGTTTTGTCCGCCTGCGCCCGCGCAGCCTCGAAGAGGGGCTGGTGGTGCCGCTGCAACTCCAGGTGCTGGCGCCGGAGTTTGTGCCACACGAAAAGTCCGAAATGGCCCGTAACGGCAACGTCATTCGTGCCGGCATTGAGTTCAGCCCGGACAGTCGCCGGGTGGCGTACTGGATGTATCGCTCGCATCCCGGCGATGCTGCGTCGTTGAACAGTGGCTACAACCAGCTGGTGCGCGTACCGGCCAGCCAGGTGCTGCACATTTTTGAGCCGGTCGAACCGGGTCAGCTGCGTGGTCTGCCGCGTTTATCGCCGGTGCTCAAGCGCCTGCGCAGCCTGGACAACTACGACGATGCGGTGTTGTTCCGCCAAGAGGTGGCCAACCTGTTCGCCGGCTTCATCAAGAAGCCATCACCGGATGACATCCAGACCCCGGTCGACCCAGTGACCGGAGCGCCACTGAACCTCGCTTCGGATGGCTTCACACCGATGGTGGCATTGGAGCCCGGGACCATGCAGGAGTTGTTGCCGGGCGAGGAGGTCGAGTTTTCCTCGCCGCCAGATGCCGGCAACAACTACCCGGATTTCATGCGTCAGCAATTGATGGCAGCGGCGGCCGGCGCCGGAATGCCGTACGAGATCCTCACTGGCGACATGCGCGAAGTGAACGACCGTGCGTTACGGGTGGTGCTCACCGAGTTCCGGCGTCGACTTGAGCAGCTGCAATTTGGTGTGTATGTGCACCAGTTATGTCGCCCAGTGCGGGCCGCGTGGATGGATATGGCCGTGCTCAGTGGCGCCGTGCTGTTGCCGGACTACGCCCAACGCCGCCGTGAGTACCTGCGTACACGCTGGGTGCCACAAGGCTGGGCGTATATCCATCCGGTTCAGGATGTTCAGTCACGCACGATGGAAGTGAACGCCGGCTTTGCCTCGCGTAGCGAAATGGTCCTGCGCACCGGTTATGACGCCGAAACGGTGGACGAAGAAAACGCCGCCGATGCCGAGCGCGCTCGGGGTAAAGGTCTTAATTACAGCACGCTCGTCGAACTGCTCCAGGCGTTCGACGACAAGGAGCAGACATGAGCAAGAAAACGCCGCCGCGCATTTACAACAAGGCCGGCCAGCAAGTGCCGGTGCAGGATAAAAGCTGGTACGCCGTACACGCCAGCGGCGAAGCGACCGAGCGTGTAATCGAAGTTTTTGTATATGGCGAAATCGGCACCTGGGGCATTACTGCCAGTCAGTTCATGCAGGATCTGCGCGCGGTCGACGACGGCGTGTCGCCGGTGATCGCGGCGTTCAACAGCATCGGCGGCGACCTGTTCGACGGGTTGGCCATGCACAACACCTTGTCGCGGCTGGGCGAACGTTGCACGGCGCGTGTCGATGCATTGGCGGCGAGTGCGGCCAGTGTCGCGGTGTGCGGTGCCCACAAGGTGGTGATTGCGTCCAATGCGATGTTGATGATCCACAACCCGTGGACCTATGCGGCTGGCGACGCCGAGAGCTTTCGCAAGGTGGCGGATGTCCTCGACCAAACCATGGAGGCGATCATCGCGGCCTACAAGGCCAAGGCACCGGACATCGATGAGGTGGAGTTACGGGGTTTGGTGGCCGCCGAAACTTGGCTGACAGCCAGTGAGGCAGTGGCTCTGGGGCTGGCCGATGAGGTGGGCGACGGGGTGCAGGTCAAGGCGTGTCTGGGGCAGGGCGGGGTGATGCAGCGTTATCAGCACACCCCAGCTGAATTGCTGGCCCAGCTCGATGAGTTGCCTGAGCCAGATCCGGAGCCGGCGCCAAACGATCCACCCAAGCCAGTGATGGATTCGGCCAAGCTGGCGTTGTTGATCACTCAACGTTGCGCGGAGGCGGGGATCAGCAACCTGGTCGCGCCATTGCTCAGTTCGACCCAGCTTGAAAGCGAAGAAATCGTCCAGGCGGGGCTGACCCGGGCCAAGGCGGTGCATGACCTGTGTGTCGCGGCACGACTGCCAGAACTTAGCCTCGAGTATGTGGCCGCGGGGCTGGATGAGCCCGCGGTACGCGCGCGGCTGTTCGACAAGATCGTCAGCAGCGGCAACGGTTTCGAAATCGACAATAGCGTACCCCTCGACGATGACCCTGCACCAAAGGTGTTGGCGAAACAACCGAATCCGTCTTCGATCTGGGCAGCCCGTCAGGCCGCGCAGGCGGGGCAATCCAACAGTGCAAAAGGAGCACGAGCATGACCGTAAAGTACGAAACGCTGCACGCTGGCGAGTTTCTGCTCTCTGAAGGGGCTGGGAAGATCTCTCGTGAATCCATTCTGGTGGCCGCCGGTGCCGCACTGAATGCCGGCCAGGTGCTGGGGCTGGTCACGGTGACCAATGAGTTTGCCCCCTACGATCCTGCCGCCGTTGATGGCACCGAAGTGGCGGCCTGCATCCTCTACGGGCCGCTGGGTGAATCGACCGAAGAGCGTCGCGCCAGTGCCGTGGTACGGCTGGCCGAGGTCAGCGAGGTGCATTTGACCGGTTTCGATGCTGACGCGGAGGCCGCCTTGGCGGCTCAATTTGTGATTGCCCGCTAAGTCAGCCCCCTTTTACCCCAACCCCGCCTTGTGCGGGGTTTTGCTTTTCTGGAGAGTCCCTTCATGGCCGACATTGGCATTTTTACCGACGATGTTTTTTCCGTGTCTTCGCTGACCGCGGCGATCAATGAGCAGGAATACTTGCCGGGCCGCATCAGCAGCCTGGGCCTGTTTCGCGAGGAAGGCATCAGCACCCTGACCGTGCAGATCGAAAAGGACGGCAACACCCTGGCCCTGGTGCCGGCGGGTGAGCGCGGCACCTCGGGTCTGGTCGTGGGTGCAAGCAAGCGTCAGATGATTCCATTCAACACCGTGCACCTGCCGTAGCGTTTCACCATCAAGGCCGACGAGATCCAGGGCATTCGTGCCTTTGGTACGACCACCGAGTTGCAGGCCGTGCAGGGCGTAGTGAACACCCGCCTGAGCAAGGCCAAGCGTCAGCTCGATGCCACCCATGAATTTCAACGCATGGGTGCACTGAACGGCCTGGTGCTGGATGCGGACGGCTCGACGGTCCTGCTGAACATCTATCAGGCGTTCGGTGTGGAGCAACAAAGCTTGTCCATGGGCCTGAACGACTCGGCGACGAAGATCCGGGTCAAGTGCACCGAAGCGCTGGACATGCAGGACGATGAACTGGGCAGCGTCACCAGCTCGGGCGCGCGGGCCTTCTGTGGCAAGAATTTCTGGAACAAGCTGATCACGCACAAATCGGTTGAGGAAACCTACCTCAATACGATCCAGGCCGCGGAATTGCGTGGTGATGCGCGGGACAGCTTCGAGCTGGGCGGCATCGTCTGGGAGCGCTACCGCGGGCGCATCGCTGGCGTGTCGTTTATTCATGACGATACAGCCCTGTTGATTCCCGAAGGCGTGCCGGAGCTGTACATCTCCTGTTTTGCCCCGGCGGACTACATGGAAACGGCCAACACCCAAGGCCTGCCGTATTACAGCAAGCTGGAACCACTGCCGTTCAACAAGGGCATGGCCGGTGAAGCCCAATCCAACCCATTGCACCTGTGCACGCGTCCACGGGCACAGATCCTGCTGACGCTCTGACCATGGCCTTTCGAGACCTGGTCGCGGAGATCGACAGCGTGGTGTTCGACACCCTGGCCGATATTGGCTTCATTGAAGGTCGGCGCGTGCTGGGCATGTTTTCGGCGCCTTGGCTGCAACCCAAGGTTGGCCGTTTAAACACCGGTTTACGCGAACCGTGTTTTCACATTCGCGTGGCCGATGCCGTGGGCGTTGAAAAAACGCAGACGGTACAGATCGAGTTGCCCGTGCTGGACGGTGGTGGCGAGTACACCCTGATTCATCTGGAGCCGGCGGGTGATGGTCTGGTGGCCTTGTCGTTGAGGTTAAAAGCATGAGTGCCGTGCCGGTTTCGCTGCAGTTTTCTGCAGACGATATGCAGGCTTTTAAACAGCAGGCCAAGGTGAAGCCCAAAGCGGTCGCGGCAGCTCAACGGCGGGCGATCAACAAGACCTTGGGTTGGTTGGCCACGCACATGGCGCGCGATGTCAGCAAACAGGAACGGATTGCCGTCCGCGCGGTGCGCCAGCGCTTGCGCAGCTATCCCATCAAAGGCCAGGGGCAGTTGGGCAAACTCTGGTTCGGCACCAACCCGATGGAGGCCAGCCGGATTGGTAATCCCCGGCAGGGCAAGGCCGGTGTCTCGGTGGCGGGGCGGCGCTACCAGGGCGCCTTTTACAAACGCGTGTATGGCAACAAGGCGGACATCTGGATCCGCACCTCCAGCAAACATTTCAACCCGGATGACTATCCCGGCAGCAGCGCGTCCGCCGGTGGAGGCACAAGTTCAGGCTGGATCGCGGAAAACGACAATCGCTTTCCACTGGCCAAGGCCAAGATTTCGCTCGAAGACGTTGAAGGTCCGTTTTACACCTGGGCCAACAAGGCCGACGAGCGTCTACTGGTCGTGTTCAAACAAGAGATGAACTTTGAACTGCACAAATACCTGAAGGGGAGCGCTCGTGTCTGATCCTGCCTTTTCGCTGGATGCGTTGTACGCCGCCATCGAGGACCACATCCGCCAGGCACTGCCCTCGGTGCGGTTTGTGGCGACCTGTCCGGACATTCAGGACCGCATAGCGTTGCCGGCGGTATTTTTGGAGCCGGTTGAGTTTGAGCCCGGGCCCGACATCGGCACCGGTGAAACCGTGCTGGTCCAGCGCTTTGAAGCGCGGGTCATTGTCGCGCCCGAGTTGGCCCGTCATCAGCAACTCGGTGCCCAGTTGGCGGCACAAATTGCGGTTCTATTGCGAGCGCAGACCTGGGGGCTGGATAACGTCGAGCAGGCGCAGTTTGTGGCGTCGCGTCAGGACTGGACCAAACCGGAACTGGATGGCTACACCGTGTGGACGGTGGAGTGGACCCAGCAGATCTACCTCGGCGAGGTTGAGTGGCTGTGGCCTGTCGAGCATCCGGGCACGCTGTACCTGAACGTCGATGGCTGCACCGGTACCGGCAATGAAGATCACTACTTTCAACCGGAGGATCTGGCATGGGATACGCCAGCGCCGAACATGACCGGATGATCGCGGCGATGCTGATGCCCTGCGTGGTAGTCGGCCTCGATTTGATGGCCGGGCGGGTGCGGGTCAAGGCCGGTACTTGGGTCAGTGCCTGGGTGCGTTGGCACAGCCTAGCCGCTGGCAAAGCCCGTCATTGGCGCGCGCCGAGCATGAATGAGCAGGGTGCGCTGTTCAGCCCGAGCGGTGATCCGGCCATGGGCACCTTTATCCCGGGGCTGTATGGCAACGCCGGGGCGCCACCGGACAACCGCGATCACGTCGAGGCCTGGTACTTCGACGATGGCGGCTCGCTGGTCTACGACTGGCAAGCCGGCAGCTACAGCATCGATCTGCCCAATGGCAGCCGCGCGACGATCACGGTCGGGGGTTCGCAGTTTGAAGTGACGCCGGAGCAAGTCCGGGTGACGGCCAGCCAGATCACGCTGTCGGGTGAGGTAAGCATCGACGGCGCGCTGAGTGTATCCGGCGACATCACCGGCGCCGGCACGATCATGGACGCCGAAGGCAACAGCAGCAACCACTCGCATTGAGTGAACATTCACCTTCAGCCCACCGCGCGTGGGCTTTTTCATGCCTGGAGAAAAACCATGACGAGTAAAACCAAGGAAGTCTCGGCCGCCACCGAAGCGCCCGCGCCGGCCACGCTGAGCTTCTTTCGCGACACGCTGTACACCTCGCGGGTGCTGATTCTGCTGGACGCCGAGCGCACCTTGAAAGTCGAAAAAGGCCAGGTCGCGGTGGCCTCGGATGACACGGTCGCGCTTGAGTATTTGCGCGGCCGTAAGGACTTTGTCGCGGTCGAGGACTGATCCCATGATCGGACTGGACCGCCGCACCGGCCAGCTCATTTCCGGCCTCGATCACCTGCGCCAGTCCATCGAGGACATTTTGTCCACGCCGCTGGGCAGCCGACGCATGCGCCCGGAGTACGGCAGCAAGCTGCGGCGCTTTGTCGACCTGCCGGTCAATGACGGCTGGAAAAGTGCCGTGCAGGCGGAGGTGGCCAGCACGCTGGGGCGTTGGGAGCCGCGCCTGAAGCTGGGCCGGGTGCGCGCGGTGGCCATCCTCGACGGACGTATCACATTTGAGCTGACTGGGCAGTACCTGGGCAGCGACGTGACCTTGGAGGTGTCCGCATGACCATGGAATTGGCGGCACTGCCGCCGCCGCAAGTGCTGGAGGACCTCGACTTTGAAGCGGTCTACCAGGAGAAGCTGGAAGCCTTCCGTCTGAGCATGGGCGACAACTGGAGCGCGGAGCTGGAAAGCGACCCGGTGCTCAAGCTGATCGAACAGGCCGCTTATGGCGCCTTGCAGAACCGGGCGCGGGTCAACGACGCGGGCAAGGCCTTGCTGTTGGCCCATGCCGAGCGGGCCGACCTCGATCACCTGGCCGCCAACGTCAACCTGCAGCGCCTGGTGATTCAGGCCGGAGATCCAAGCACGGTGCCGCCGACGCCGCAGGTGCTCGAAGAGGACGATGCCCTGCGCGAGCGGGTGCAGCTGTCGTACGAGGGGCTGACCACGGCGGGGCCGCGCAACAGCTACATCTTGCATGCACGCAACGCT